ATCGCTGCGCGCAGCGAGAGCGTCGCGTTCGACCAGTCCGCCGTCCACTGGCGCCCCGTCCCCGGCATGTTCAGGTTGCCGGTCAACTGCACCGCAGCACCATCCCATAGAAGATTGGCCGACCCCGTGAACGTCCCCGGTCCGACATTGAACTGAATCGCGTTGACGGGAAGCCCGGGCACGGCTCCGGTGATCGTGACGACGCTACGCCCCGGGGGACTGCTGATGACGGTGACCCCAGCACCTTCGAAATCGATCGTGTTCGCTGGCGTATCAACCGGGTTGCCGAGATAGGTGGTATTGACGCCAATCCCACCGCCCCCGCCCGTCGAATTCACGATGACGTTGCCACCGGAATAGCCGAGAGTGATGTTGGTGCCGGCCGTCAGGATGAGAGCGTCCGGCAGGCGGGTATCCGCTTTCCAGATCACATAAGGCGAATCGATCGGAGCCGCCGCAGTGATAGTGCCCGTCGCCGGAGTCCCCGTCTGCCCCTGCTGGCTCGAGATGGCGATCGCGTTCATCGTCTGATAGCCGGTCTGCTGGTAACGGGCGTAGAACGTACCGATGCCAACCTGACCGCTCGCCTGCGCGGCGACGAGCAACTGCATCTTGTCGAAGACCAGCGGCGCGGCCCATGAGACCGGATACGTCGAGGGGATCTGTTGCCCCGAGCGCCAGATCTGATTGGATCCGTACTGCGCCGTGCTCCCCCACAACGCCCCGCCACCCCATATAATCGAAGCACTCCACAGCGTTCCATCGCCCCAGATGAAGCTGCCCCACTTGTTGCCTCCGAAACCCGCCTGCATGATCACGGTGCCCATGATCACGCCCTGCTCGTTTTGAGCTTGGACGGTGTATGCGGTCAGCCCGAGCGAAGCCTCAAGCTCGATGGTCGATTCCACCACCTGCTTGTTGAACATGTCCCCGGTCTTCGGAAACGTGCACGACAGCGCACCGCATTGGAAGACCGAATCGAGATCGGTATAGATCGACGTCGAATCAGGAATCGTCTGCGAGCGTCCGATCGTCCCGGGGTTGAAGGCTGACGAGACGATGAAGTCCGACAAGATCGGAGAAGCGCAGTCGTAGCCGTAAGAGTGCGGCCCAATCCAGCGGCGACGGTGCTCGTCAAACCAGTAATCGTTAGTAGTCTGCACTCCCTTGATCACGGTGGGACCACAGATCCGATACATCGAGGATCCGTAAGCCCCCGCCCAACGGGTAGGAGTCTGCGCCGACTGAAACGGCACCTGTACATCCGGATTCGTTTCCTGCGCGCTATGCGTGAGCGCACGGAGTGAACCTAGTGCGTCGATGAAGTACGGACCCCCGACCGCCATGAAGTACAGCCCGGTGGTCGAGAGCGCAACCGAACGCGGCATCGAGGTGCCGATCGTGAGCGAGACGAAATTCTGGAACAGCCCGCTCACAAACGTCGGATCCCCCGTCACCTGCCACACCTGCGACGGCTTGAAGATGTAGAGCGCCTGTACCACCCCGCTCGAGGTGGTCTGCACCGGCAGGCCCGCGAGGGCGTTGATCGCGACCGAGTCTCCTATCACCAGCGCTTGATTCGCGTTGGTGCGCGTCGGCGGGTTGGTCAGGACATCGGTGAACTGCAACTGGTTGCCGACGGCGAAGTACGCGCGATTGTTGTAATTAGCAACGGCAGTCGGGATCGCAGTCAGCGCGTTGGTCAGCGTGTCCCCGGCATTCCACGTCGGCGCCGCCGGATTGGTGATGTCGAACCACCCGAACTTGTTCGCCGTGGCCGAGAACCCCGGGTGGGTCACGATCACCATCGTGCCGATGTTAGCGATCGTAGGCGGAATCCAGTCGCCCGTGGTCGCGGGAGAAGCCGGACACTTAGGCCCGGTGATACCAGTGATGGTGACGAACGTGCCGCTGGAAGTCTCGTAGATGAAGGGCTGATCCTTGCCGCTGTTCAACCCGCTCGAGATCATCCCGTAGATGCGAGTACCAATGACGACGTGCACCGAGATATAACCGGGGTTGGTAAAGCCCGACGTCATGAAATTGACGTAGCGCTTCACCCCCGGACGGGCGATGATGATCTCGGGATTCGACTGATCGAAGATCAGATTTTGCAGGGATTGGCAGGCCCCCGGAAAAACGTCACTCGAGTCGTAAGCGTCTGACAGCCCCTTGGCTGTGAAACGCATCGGATGGCTTTTGTCGATCGCCATCGCGCCGCCTCACATCGGGCTGGCTTTAGTCGGCTTCAGGTTGCGGACAAACTTGAACTTGCGCGGGTCCAGCTTGACTTCATGGATAGCGCTTTGCTCATCGCCTTCCATGATGAGGAAGGGTTGCAGCATCTTCTCCGCTCTGGCAAAGAACGCTTCGTCTCGGTTATCTCCTGTCGTGCCCATCATGCGGGCCGCAGTAGCCTTGACGAGATAATCGGTGAACGGGAACCACGGAATCTGCGAAGAAGATTCAGGCGCAACCAGATCCGGCTGGTCGATCATATATCGATGAGTGAGTACCAGCGAACCACTGCTCTGCGGATAGATGAAGAGATTCCCCGCTTGGGTCTGCGTCCCGATGCCTGTATACAGACCCGCAACAGTGTTCGGCGGCGTGAGTCCGCCGGTCCACACCTGCGCTTGGGTCGAGAGATCCGTCGCGAACTCGTACGGGTAGTTGCTGATGGATGGCGACTTGAACTCGGCATCGAACTGCTCCATCGTGATCGGCGTCAGGAATTGCGTCATCGACGACGACGTACCGCCGCCCGACACCGGCAGCGGATAGAACAAGTCGTAAGTGCGGAGGTAGTTCGATTCGAGTGGGAACGGACCGTAGGCGCCTGCCCCCACCGTGATGAATTGCGTGACCCGATTCATCTTCAGGTCACGGTTGCGTTTCAGGTCTTCAAGGACGACGTTAAGGTATTGCCCCGCAATCGCCACCATCCCGGTGCCGCCCTTGGCTTCCCACGAGGCGAGTTGGCAGATTTGCTTGGCTTGCATCGTTCATCAGGTCTCGGCGAGCTTCGTTTTCCCCGCCTTGATTGCTGCCTCGAGGCTTTCGATCATCTTCGCAGCAGATGCCAAAGTGGCAGCGTGGTTGGCGATGGTCAATCTCTCTTGCGAGGTTAGCGTCTTCGGCGAATTCCGCTTCCGCATCAGCCCATCGTAATTTTCTTGGATCGCCTCGACATTAATCCGGTGCATCGCGATCTGCGCTTCCTTGCTCACGATGTCCACGCGCACCGCTTGGCGATCCAGCGTGTCCTGATACATGTCGATGCGTTCGTTGAGTTCCTTCGGCGTGTCGTCGCTGTAGACGTATCCGGTCATCTTGATCCCGCGCGTCTGCGTGAGATTCAGGGTGATGTCGAAGTTGCCTACAATCTTGCGCTCGCCGGTCCCCGCGGCTTGCTCTGTCATCCCGTCATCCTCATGCTGATCGTGTTGGCCGGGTTCACGTCCCGGTTGGTCTTGCGATAGAAGTTTTCGTCCGAGCCGTGGATCTCGCGGTCATGCGCCCAACACCGGAAGACCATGTCCTTCACGGTCCGCAACGTGTCAATGTCGAGTTCCACCGTCGCGCCGTGATACAGCGGCATCCCGTTGATCTTGAGATCGCTCCCGCCACAGGGCGGTAGGTTGACCTTGTAGAAGAACGTCGGCAGATCGACTTGCTTGAACTTCGGGCGCATGATCTCGCGCCCATCGTCCTTGTAGCCGGCGATGGTATAGGTGGAGATGCGCTTCACCTTGACCGTCTTCCCGGTCGCCACTTCCTTCGCCGTATCTCCGGCGAGCGACGAGATGCCTTGCAGAGACGCGAGAAGAGCAATCTCCTCAGCGCTACGCTGCGCGGTTGCAGCCGCCAGCTTCTCGGTGAGATTGGCAACCTGTTTCTTCAGAGACTCGATGTCATCCACGCCGACATTCTGAAGCGACGCGATCTCCAAGTGGTGATCAGGCGGTAGTTTTTTCTTGCCGCGTGGCATCACAGCCCCTTTCTAGAAAAAAAGGTGGCGAACCTAAGAGAGAGTAAGCCCGCCACCCACAGGAGACTCTGTTAGCTGATGTCAGCCATCGTCCCGGCCGAGTAGCCCGGAGTGAACGCTGACGAACTTTCCACCCGCGCCATGAACGCCTGATTGAGAATGATCGAGCCGTAGAAGATCTTCCACGACACGACGCGCGTCTGGTTCAAACGGTCCGACTTGTCAGCACCCGTCAGGTAGAAGAACTCGGGGTTCTCGAGGATCACCTGCCCGTAGGAGTGATTCCCGATGAAGATCGTCGGGAACACCGTGACGCCCGTCGCGGGCGCTGCGGGCGGAGTCTGCGAGACGCCGATGCCGGTCAGCACGACGGTCGCGCCCGAGGGCAACTGCGTCGCTTGGCCGGCGAGCGGACCCGTGGCCGGACCCGCCGCACAAGTGGCAAGGTTGACCGGCGAGGAAGACGTGCCGATGTAGACGTTGAACACGTAGTTCGGCAGCGTCGGCAACGTCACGGTGATCGAACCCGTCGGGCCGGTGACGCTGATGTTGCCGCTCACCTGATAGATCCGCTGCTCGACCGACGTCAGCACTGGCGATGCGGTGACTTGGATGTTGTACGTTGCCGAGGTGGCGAGGGTGCCGCCCGTGGTAGACGGCGTTCCCGTCACCAGCGCCACGCCTACCCAGTACGGCATCATGTTCGTTTCCACGAAGCGCACTCCGCCGAAGGGGCCGAGTTCGTTGTTGTAGAGGCGGTTGATGTCGGAGTACGCCCATGCGGTGTTCACCTGCGCGTTCTCGCGCATGTCCTGCGCGACCAGCGGATGAATCAGCGCGACGTAGTGCTGCATGATCGCCGGGGACTTCGAGGGATCGCGATACGCACCCGCCTCGATCATCATGTCCTCGCGCTCGTCGCCGTTGAAGCGCGGCGCACCGTAAGTCAGGAGTGAGCCGACGAGCTTGTTCGACTCGTGCGGCGACATCACATCCGTCAGAACGATCGCTGCGCGGTTCGCGCGCCCGTTCGCGAAGTTGACTTGGTTCGCGGACACGAGCGTGTTGAGCGTGTTGCGCTCGATGGTTTCCGGCATTTGCAGCGAGACGAGTTGGATCGCCTGCTGGAAGATCGGATGCTTGATCGTCAGGTTCGCGACGTCGGTGACGATCACCGAGTCACCCCATTGCTGGGCGGTCGCGACCACCTGCACAAGCTGGACCGGCTCACCGGGCGGCGCGACGCCTTCCTGCAACTGCGCGAACGGCAACGGCAGACGCTCGAAGCGCGTCGCCGTGTAGTTCACCCCGCGATTGGTGTCTAGGTGCAGAGGCTTGCCGAACTGGTAGGCAACGAGTTGCCGACGCGCGAGCGGCTCGACTTCCTCTTGGATGTAGTTCTCGACGTCCGCTTGAAACCCGGGCGAGGTTGACGCATTGACCACGCCGAGCGTCAGGAAGGCGGCGATTTTCCAAAGGAACCTGTTCATCGTGTGCTCCGCGTGATTAGATGGGACGCCCTTCAAGCCTTTCGATGCGTTTCTGCTGCTCTGTCTTGGCCCCGCCACCGGAGCGGACATCGGACCGTACCGTCGGTGGACGGCCCCGATCGACTCGGGATACGGGTTCCGCTGTCTTCTTCGCCGCAGTCTTGGGCCGCGCCTTGCCGTTCATGATGTCGTCACCGATCAACAGACGCAGCACCGCAAGGCGCGGCGGCACCGCTTGCCCTTTTGAGCGAATCTCGTTCATAGCCTGTTCGACACGTCCAGCATATGCCTTGTAAACCTTGGGGCGAGTGATCTCGAGCTTGTCGAAGCTCGAACGATCGGCAATTTCCTGCGCCTGCATCAGCGCCGAATGCGAGGCGCGAGAGCTTGCGCGAATGTTCCGGTTGGAATCGATCTGCCACTGGCGCCATGTCAGTTGCTCATTAGTGGCAGTGCCGGCGGCGACTTGAGCGCGAATTGATGCGAGTTCGCGTTCCTCGTTGTCGTAATCGACATCGCGCGGCGCCTGCGGCGGCGGAGTCGCATTGCGTAGCTGGGTCTCAAGATCGCTGATACGACGACGATCGGTATCGCGCTCGCGAACTGCCTCGTCTGCCCGTCGCTTCGCTTCCTTGATCGCCGGAGACTCGTCGGAATCAGCGTCATCCGCCTTCGGCTGGCCTCCGCTGTCCTCGGCGAGATCCAGCAGATCATCGAATGTTTCGTCGCCCGTACTGCCGGCGTCGTCCATCGTCGTGCCGGGATCGGCGTCGGCATTCTCCTCGCCCGGCTCGACTCGGAGACTGAGAAATCGCAACAGGCGCTTGAGCATGGTCGTCCCCTTAGAGTCCCATGGAACCAATGTTGTTGATCTGGATTGTGTTCGCGCCCGTCACCGTCAACAGGAAGAGCCGCCGGGTATTGGTCGCGACCGTCATGGTGCCGACGAGCGTCGTGCTCGAGTCGCCCGCCGTCAGCGTCCCGGTCTGAGCGATATTGTCGTTCATGATCGAGATCGGTTCGGCATAACTGCCGTCGATAGGCACTGCATTGCCAGCGCCGATGAACGACAGGATCGAGGCAGTCGATGGCAGCGTGATGGTGAAGCCGCCGGAAGCGCCCGCCGTGAGCCGCGTCACGCCGATGGTCGCCTGCAATGGGGTCAACGTGATGTTGGTCCCCGACGTCGCGATGCCGAAACTTGCCGGAAGGGCCTCGGAGTAGTTGTTGACGTTGCTGATGAGACCGAGCAACCCGAACGCAGCGCTCTTGTCGGGGGTCATCCCCGCAGGCAACGGGAAGATGACTCCAGTCCGGAGGAACTTGAGCAGCTTCATGAACCCCCCTTAGACGATGGCCGCGCCGGATTGCATGGCCGTGATCGTCATGAGCGGCGAGAAGATCCCCACCGACCCCGTGGCGCCCACGGTATAGCCCGTCTGATATTGCGAAGAGGGAACCGTCAAGGTGCCCGGAATCGTTGCGGCCGTCGCGGTCCACGCGGTGCCGGTGATCGGGGCCACGATCTGGAACGACGTCGCGCTCGTGACCTTGCTGACCGGATACCACCCAGCCGGCAGCGTCCCGGCCGTCACGTTGATGAAGATCACGTTGCCGACGACAGGCACGATCGCGTTCGTCGCGAGCGTCACTGTGTACTGGTTGGTCGTGCCCACCTGCGCGAGGGACGTGAACGTGGTGCCAGCCGTGACCGCGGTGCCCACGATGGTCGCCAACTGCGTGATCTGCCACTGGTACTCGCGGACGTTGCCGGCGGTGATTGACGTCGTACCCGAGAGCGTGACGGTCGTGTCCGTAAGCGTCGGCGTCGCGACTGTGCCCGCGCCGCTCGAGAAGATGTTGAAGGCCCCCGTCTGACCATTGAACGGGTTTTGCAGGTTGTTGACGATGTTGTAGGCGCCGTCGAGCGTGACCGTGACCGCGCCGCCGTTGGTGAGCTTCTGGTAGAGGTTGCCGAGCGCGCTGATGGTCAGCGTCGCAGCCGCCGAACTCGTGAAGTTCACCGCGGTGTCGGCGATGTTGAATAGGTTCAGTTGCGTGAGAGCGGTAATGAGTGCCCCCGCAGGGATCATGTTGCCATCGACTTCGATCCCGCCTGCGGCCGTGTTGAAGATGTTGGTGACAGGGGCGCCCACGCCCAAATGGAGGAACTTCCGAACAGCCTTTGCAAGAAGTACTTCGCGGGTTTTCATCAAAGCTCCTTACGGGGGGAGTGAGTGCCTACTAACGCGGTATGGTGATCCCCTTTACTCGAGCTTGTCAAATCGTGATTTTCAGGGCGTCCAGACGGGCAGTCAGTTTCTTCGAGAGATCGTTCATCCTGATGACGTCGGCATCGAGGGTCGCCTTGCGCACGTCGAGGGCGCGGGCGGTGGCATTGTTGGCCTCGATCGCGGCCATCAGGGCGGTGTTGTTGCGGTTATAGGCATCCACGTTGGAGGCGAGCGTCCTCGCCGTGGCCTCGACCTCCTGCGCGCGTTTGTCCGCTTCCGCTAGTTTCGACGCCGCGGTATCGGCCACTGCCTTGCCTGCCACGCGAGAGGAGTTAGCGTCCACTTCGGCCTGCGCCACGAGGGCCGCGGCCTTGGTCTTTGCGTCCTCGAGCAGCTTGTTCGCAGCATCGACGGTCTTGGCGATCGCAGTCTTCGCGTCGAGATCCGCCTTGAGTTTCTTCAGTTCCGCGATCCGGGTGTCGAGCACCCCCGAGAGCACCGCGGGAAGCGCCGCCGCCTGTTCGCTCAAATCGAGGATTGATTCAGCCGAAATCGTGCGCGTTGCCGTCATGAAGTGTCTCCAAGGTCGCCGTCTACGTTCGAATTTACGACAATCCGCGTCCGGACGCCAACTCCCCGGACGAGCCACGAGCGGTAATTGGTCCCCGAAGGGGGTGGCGGCAGGGGCGGCGCCTGCCAGAAGAAGCGGAACGTATCCCACGGGAAGTCGGACACGAGACGGTACTCGACTGGACCCTGCTGCTGCCGGTTCTCGGCTTGCGTCGCCACCCACGGCTGCAAGGTCGTCTGCGGCATGTAGAGCCGCCGCTGCGCCATGTCCTCGCGCTTGGCCTCGTCCATCGTCCAGTACGTCCACTGCTGCGGCGCAGCATAGTTGACGAAGAAGGGGGAGCCGCTCGCGGGCTGGGTCCAGAAGAAGCGGAAGGTCGCCCACCCGTCCTCGCTCACCCGGCGGAAGGCTTCGGCGTCCAACTGCTGGCGGTTCTCCGCGAGCAGGCGCCATGGCGCGAGCCGAGTCTGTGGCATGTAGAGCCGCCAGTTCTCGGTGATGTCCCGGTGCGCCTCGTCCCCGGGCCAATACTCCCAGCGCCGACGCTCCGAGGCGGCACCCGTCACCGGAGTCAGAAGCGTCTGCGGCATGTACATCCGGAAGAGATCCACGCGGTAGCGGATCGCCTCGTCCTTCGGCCAATACGCCCACGGCGTGATGGGCGGCTGGCCGACGAAGTACGGCACCCCGCTGGGCGGCGGTTGCCAGTAGGGCCGGAAGAGCGACCATCCGTCGTCGCTTACGCGCCTGAACTCGACCGGACCCTGCTGCTGCTGCGTAGGCAGCGTCGCGCGCCAAGGGGCGAGCGGGGTCTGCGGCATGTAGAACCGCGCCCACCCCTCATCCCATCCCGTCGGTCGCCGGAATCGCTTCTCATCCGGGAACGGGACTGAGATTTCAAAGAACACGGCTTACAGTTCTTCGAAGAACACTTCAGCAGAGATGTTCACCGCCGAACCCGGCGCCGTGGTGAACGCGAGGCACAGGAAGCCAGAGATCGGCACATAGATGCGCTCGTCCGGCGTGTAGATGCGCGAGTACGGCACGAGCACCGACCACAGTTCGCTCTCGATGATGTTGCCCGCCGTGCCCGGGGTGGTGTCGATCGAGAACACGCCCGTCGCCGCGGCGACCGTGTTGCGCGAGTTCAACGCGCGCGGGGTGACCGTGGTTCCGCCCGTGTGCGCGGTGGTGCGCCGGAGGATCTGCACGACGAGGCGCGTGTCCACCGTCGCGGCGGACGTCATGCGCCACTCGTGAATGAGGATCGGCACCGCCGCCGAAGTTTCGAGCGCGAGAATGTCGGTGATCGCCGTTCCGCTCGAGGTGTTGCTGAAATTCGCGGTGTACAGCAAGCCCTGCGCCGCCGGGAGCGAGAGGAACGCACGGAGCAGAGACAGGAACTTCAATAGGCGCTTCATTTGCTTCCTCCGTTAAAACCCGAAGATCGGGCGGACACTGCTGAGAATCGGATTGGATGGGGCCTGCTTCAGCGTCAGAATCCCCGAGTAACCCTGCGTTGCATCGCCGGTCGTATAGCTGAAGTTGTACGCGCCGGTCGCGTTGACGATTGCGTATGCCAAGCCCCCGGTAAAGAACGAGGCGCTGTTCGATTCCTGCACCGCGACCGACCAGTTCGCGTCCGCCGGGTTGGATCCGCTCGAGACGATGGTTGCGCTGCCGGTGCCGCTGTCGTTGTTGCCGGCGGCGAGGCCCACGATCATCTCGGCGGCTTGCGCCGTGGTGCCCGTGGATCCGGAATTCATCGGGCTGGTCGCGCTGAACAGCAATCCGATGGACTGATCGAGGCTCGACGCCGCGGCGCCCGTCACCTCCATCACCCAGATGTTCATCAGCCCGTTGCCGACCGCGTTGATTTGCAGCGAGAACACATGGTTGGTGCCGCCGTTCGCATTCTGCGCGATGTAGGCGCGCATCTTGGCGCCGTCCGCAGCGCCCGTTCCACTGTCGCGCTCCACACCAATCTGCGTCCAAGTGTTGCCCGACGCGCTGCCGTTGATCGTGTCGGTGAAACTCGTGAAGGTCTGGCTGTCGATCCAGTCCATCAGAGCGACGAACGTACTGCCGCTCGCGCTCGTAGTGACGCCGGTCGTACTGAGCGGATTGCTCACGCCGCCGGCGCCCTGCGTTTTCTTTGCGGTCTGTCCGAGTGCTATCGCCACAGGAGTCCCCGACCCGACAAGTCCGACCGCCACCGGGGCAGTCGGCGCTCCCGGCTTCGATGATTGAAACCCCGCGGACTGCGGCTGCGAGCCGTCGGGATAGGTTGCCTGCGCCTTGAAGGTGAACACACCCACCGGGAACGACGCTGGCACGAGATAACTGCAAGAGCCGCTCGCGATCGGAACGGAGATCGCAGGACCGTAGTCTCCGGGCAGCGGGTTCGCCTTGTAGGCGATGAAGAACGTGCAGGCAGTCGCCCGCGAATCGATGTCCGCGACCAGATGCGTGGCACCCGCGACCGAAGTCGCGAGCGCCAGCGCAATGGCTACGGCAATGCGGTGCATTTGGCTTGCCCGGTCAAGCACTGCACTACGGCGTTAGGACTGGAGACGTAGGTGCCCCCACCTGTCCGGGACGAGTAAAAGCGAAGCTGACTTGACTCGAGGGCGGCAGTGCGCCCCAGATCGGATCAGTGCCCTTCGCGGTGCACTTCGCGGTGTTCGCACCCACCGTCGCGGCGGATACGGGCTGAATGCAGAAGCCGCCCGACGACAGCACGTTCACCACCGCCCCCGTGTTGAGCACCGTATCGCATGAAGTCGTGTTCGCATCCACCGACCACTTCACGTTCTGCGCTTGCGCGCCGAGCGCGAGGAGCATCAGTACCGCTGTTGCCGTTGCTCTGACCATTTTCGTTTCCTTCTCCACGCCGTTGATATCCACGGGAACATCTTTTCCCATTCCCGTCCCTTGCAATCGCGATGCAGGCCCTTGTGCTGACTCTCCTGCACACAGTAGAAGCGGAACTTCCCTACGACATGCTCCGCCGGACACTGCATTTTCTTCTTAAGCATAGTAGGAAATGTTCAGCACCGGCGAACCACTGCCGAGGATGAACTGGATGTTGTAGGGATCGCCCGTGTAGTCCAACTCCTGCCCGCTGAAGAGCCGCATCGCGATCGCCGCGGTAGGCGCCGTGCCGTCGTCGCGCCAGCCCGCATAGTCGGTGGCCGCAGCCCCCGCGCACTGGATCACCACATAGCCCACGACATTGCCCGCGGGCGGCACAGGTGGGGTCAGCTTCACCGCCGAGGCGGAGAGCGTGATCTGCTGGTAGCCGAGCGGACGCCGCGCACCGCTGACCGTCGCCTCGTTCGCCGTGATGGCTAGCCTCAGATAGTCATGCAGCCGATTGCGCATTTTTCAGTTGCTCCTCGACGTAGAGATAACGGACCGAGATGTCCGGATGGAAGTCGCCCTGCGGCAGGCTCAACGAACGGGTGAAGAAGCGCAACAGTTCCATCCCATAGCCTTTCCTGATCACGTAATGATCCGCCTCAAGCTCCTGCAACTGCGCCATCCGCTCCGCCCGCTTCGTCCAGCAGATGGGCACCCACAGCAGGCGCTTCCAGAAATGGTTCCGCTCGAGATGCCCCGCCTCATGCAGCAGCACCGCCCACTGCTCCCCGCCCGAAAGCAGGAACCAACTCGGCCCCACCACAATATGTTTCACGGGGAACATTAGCGCCAGCGCAACATAGCGGCACTCCGCGATGTAGCGCACCGCATAGCCGTGACAGTGGTAATCCGCCGGCAGCGCATCAAGTCCCACGCGCCCCGGATCCCCATAGCGTACCCCATGCTTCATCAGCCCCTCCTTGGCTATCCGCGCCCCGGCATCCCCGGCATGGCATCGGCCCCGATCGATCCCGGCGGATTCTGCGCAGGCCGCGGTCCTCCCGGCGCTGGCATCGCCCCCGGACGTGGTGCCCCCGCAACTCCCGGGCCAGCACCACCCGGCGCCCCCGGCAACCCGGGGGGCGCTCCGGGTGGCTTCTGCTGCGCCATCGCCATCTCGCGTTTCTTCTGCATCTGCATCATGTGCGCCTGCATGTGCTGCTTGAAGAGACCGAGCGGGTCTTGCCCCATGGCAGCGCCACGCATGTGCGTTTGGAGGTGCTGCGGATCGTCGTCGGCTTCGTGCACGTCCACGGCGAAGCCGTTGTACAGCATCTCGTTCTCGATCTCGGGATCGAGCTTGAACTCGTTGCGCTTGTCGATCAGGATGCGCGGCGCGATCTCCGGCCCGAAGGCGTTCTCGGCCAGCATCTCGGCGAAGGGACCGACGTCGAGGGTCTTGCCGTTGAGCATTTGCGGCGGGATGCCCTTCAGCACGTTGACCGCAGCGATCTGCTGCTGGATGCGCTGCATCGTCTGCATGGCCTCGGTGCCATTCCAGCGGAAGAAGTACTTCTCGTCCCACTGCTGGGGCGGGATGACCTGAAGCGCGGCTTTGGCGCCGATCTCGCCGCGGGATTCGATCGTGACTTCGTCGGTGCGGTATTGCTGGTCGAACTCGAACATCATCTCGAGCATCGGGTTCAGCACGACATCCTCGAAGCGCGAGGCGTGATCAACGATGTTGACCTGCTGCTCCTGCTGCATGGCGCCCATCAACTGGTTGTTCTTCCGGCCCTGCGGCATCTTGCCCATCATCATGTCGTTGACGTCCATCGACTCCCAGATCTGGCGCTTCATGGCGTCCACGATCTGCATCGACTCCTTCCACAGTTGCGGCTGCGTCATCGGCTTGACCTTGGCGGGGTCCACCGGCCACACCGCAGCCAGCCCCATGACGAGGGAAGCCCACTGCGGCGTGGCGGCGGGATCCACGGCCCAGATCGGCAAGAGCGAGTACATCGCGCTATCCTGCCCCATGTTCCAGAAGTCGTTCAGGTTCCACTGCACGAACTTGACCGGCTCGAGCTTCGACATCCCGAAGAACGAACCTTGGAGCCGCTCGACCGGCTCGCTCAGGATCGGCACCTTGCCAGACCATAGCGGGTTCTCGATGATGCCGACGATCTCGTTCTGGCCCGCGTAGAAGACGATGGCGCTCTTTTTCGGCTTGTCCTTGCCCTCGAGCGCCAGCTTCATGTAGACCATGAAGATCAGCGCGTGTGTATCGGTTCCTTCCGTTTTTATTCCTGCATCGGAGGTGGCTTTCTTCTTCGGGTTCTTCTTGTCGAGTTCCTTATTGGGGGTGCAGAACTCCTTGATGTCGGTGTTCTCGGGCAGAATGAACACGCCCTCATCGACCTTTTCCTGCACCGCGGCGGCTGACAGGCGGAGCTTCACGGCCACCGCTTTCGCCTTCTGCAAGTTCTGACAGGTAGGCGGGATGACTGCGAGATCCTGCGTCGCGAAGTCGATGATCTCCGGCCCCTCATCAATGACTTCCTCGTCCTCGGTCGCTTCCTCTTCGTCAAGGATCCCTTCCATCTCTAGATCCTCGCCTTCGAGTTCGAGGATCGGGTTGCGCTTGACAAGTTTGGTGACGTTGCGCGCACTCTTCGTCCAGTCGATCATCACGTTCCACTGCCCAGTGACGTCGCCGGCCACGAGCACCGTGCGAGCAAGCGTCTTGAGCCTTGTGGCGCGGATGTAGTGCTCGAGCAGCGCGATCTGGGTGTAAGGCGTCTTCCCGTCGGAGGAGATCGCCTCGACGTGCTTGTTGTTGATCGGGAAGAGTTGCTTCAGTGCCCGCTTCGTGCGCGCGTTGACGGCGTCGCGGCAAGCGGGGATGTAGCAGGTGGCGTTACCGGAGTACTGCGCGTTATCGTCAACCTTGCAGTTGAAGATGTTCCAGAACTCCTCGATCGAGTTGTCCTGATCTTCCTTGTTGTCGAACGCCTTCTTGACCGTCTTGTAGAAGTCGCGGCACTCGTCAAAGACTTCGCTGTCCTTGTCGTCGGCCCAATTCCTGAGATCCTTCTGCTTCTCGCCGGGGACGGCGTCTTCACCCGCGAGGGCGTCTACCGCATCGGACGGGGGCGTTTTTTTTTACGCGCGGCCATTAGATGACCTGATTCGAGAGTTTCTTCACGGTGCGCGCGGCTCGCTTCGCGACACCGGCTTGGCGCGCGTTGTGGGCCGCGGGGCGGATCTTGCGGCCGACGTTGTCAGGCTCGCTCGACTTGGGGCGCCGCATGGCGTTCTGCTTGCCGAAGGTGAAGGGCGTGGTCTTCGCCCCCTCGAGCGCTCCGGCAAGGTGCCCTTTGCCGCGCTTCGGATGCGTCTTGTTGCGGTTCGAACCTTTCTTGCTGCGATGCACGTCAGCACCGCGGGCGACGTGCGGCTTCTGCGGAATCGCGCCCTTGGCCATCAGATCACCGTGTCGGAGCCGAACTTACCCATCTTCTGCGTCGATGCGCGGCGCGCGGTGCGAGCGACAGGGCGAATCGGCCGATTCCCGGTCTGTACCGTGGTGTTCGCCTTGTCGCGACCCATGCCGCCGCCCCTCGAACCCGTCTTAGTGTTGCGATGATGATCCTCACGATGGACGCTCATGGTGGGGACGCCAGAGTGCGGGCCAGCGTTCTTCTTGCCGCGCCCGTGATGCTTGGGACCGTGCTTGCGTTTGCTCATGGTCATCCTCCGCATCGCCATCGGGGGCGCCTACTGCTTGGAGAGCGTCTTCCTGCCGTAAACCTCTTCGCGCATCTTGCCGCTCTTCAGCACGTCGGGGATCCGCGTCGGCTTGCCATGAGTGCCGCCTTGCTGCTCGCACTCGAAGAACGACACCGGATTTTGCGTCGGGGCTTTCTTGTCCATCTTGCGGGTAACGGCCATGGTGGCTCCTGAAAGTGAGTGTCCACTAATGCGAAGCTGATGATGCGCGCGGGGTTTCCCGTGTGTCAAGCCCGCCGACCCGTCGGGTGCGCGCTCACATAGGGTACACCGTCCGGCGTCCGGCTGATATTCGCCCCCTTGGGCAAGCCCTCGGCCTGGTCCTGCCGGTCAAGGAAGGCCACCATCGTCTCGAGCGCCTCGCCCGCCAGCCGCGAGACCCCCGGCTCCGGCTCCGAGCCTTGCCGCCCACCCTTCTCCGCCGGATAGGCGTAGCCGGCAGCGATCGCGTTCAGCGTCGCGCTCGCGCGGCGATCCACCATCAAAAGCTGCTTGTCGCGCCAGCGCGTACGAATCCGATCGGCCAGACACCCCCGCGCCAGCGCAATGTGCTCGCTCCGCGTCGCATGAATGCGCTCCGAACGCAGCGCCGGCAGGAGCGGCACCCGCTGCCACTGGTCGAAGAGTTCAGGCGGCGCAAAGTGCATCAGGTGCGCCGTCGCAAAGCTCGATCTCACCTCGAACGCAATCGTCTTCACCACATCCTGCAACGCCCCACTCCCCGACCAGTCACGCGCCACGGTAAGCCGCCGACCGTCGCGCAGGCAAGCCACCGCCACCACCTCCGAAGGATTCGCGTTCCACCCCACGAACACCTGCTCCCCACGCCGCGGATCCGGCGCCTCCGCAATGTTGTTGCCATTGAAGTCCGCATACACGGGATAACCTCCAAACAGCCTCAGCCCATACGCCAACGCATTCAACACGTCCCGCGGCCCCGACGGAAAATTCACGTACTCCGCCACCAACTGCGGATGCGCCGACGAACCCCCCACCAGCACAATGTCCTTCGCCAGCGCAAACGGCTGCAACCCAAGAATGAACTCCTCCTTCGACCGATCCTGCGGCGCCTGCAACGCCACCAGCGGCAGCGTCACCCCAGTGTTCAGCATCCGCATCCGGATCGGCTGCAACAACCACTCATCAAGCGAATTCTTCTCCACCGCCACCTTCACCGGCGAATGCTTCAGGTTCGCCGCAAACATGTCCTCCAACAACGCATCCGGCTTCCAGTACTCCCCACCACTCTCATGCACCACAATCTTCGACCCCAACCGACTCACCACCACCTTCCCGCACCGATCCGACCGATCCTGATGCTTCGAACGCCTCTCGTTCGTCGTCCGCGACGGATCATAAATCACATACTTCGGCGCCCACGCATACGGCGAATACTCCCACTCCACCAACTGCTCCAACCGAAACGGCTTCGACTCCGGATTCACCGCCTGCAGCATGTACGCCTGCAAAAACGCCGCCGTCATCCCCGCCCGCTCAAACCGCCTCTTCTCCTCCCGAATCCACTCCATCGGATAACGCTCCGGCCACGTCGCAACCGTCCGCTCATCCTCCGGATCCCCATTGCATATAGGCCACGCCCGATACAACCAGTCCGGATTCCCCGCCAACCGCGTAATCATGCAGTCCTCTGCCCGCCGCGTCTGACTCACCACAATCTTGCGCTTCGCCTTGTCCATCGCCGGTATCAAGTCGTGATACAGCTTGTGCATCGACCCATCCACCGCCGCCCGATCCCGCACCCGCTCCGGATTCTCCACATCATCCAAAAACGCAAAATCCGGCCGATGCGTCCCGTACTTGAACGACTGCAACTCCTGATCCCACCCCCACGCATGTAACAACGTCCCCCCTCGAAACCACACCTTGTTCTCAATCGACCGCCGACCCTTCAACGACCCCCCAAACACCCGCATCAACACCTCATTCGTCTCCAACTCGTGCGCGATCGACCCCAACCGCTCACACGCCTTCTCATACGTCTCCCCCAACAACAACCCGTATGCATAGTTCCGAAACAACCCCCCCAATATCATGTGCTCCTCTGCCTTCGTCGTCTTCCCCATCTCCCGAAACCCCTCCAACACCAAAAACTCGTCCCGACTCGCCATCAAATCCATCACCTCCACATGACACAAAGCCTCCCCCTGCGGATGCCGATGACCAAACAACACCACCGACGCAAACGCCCGGTCCTCACTCAACCTCCCCAATAACCCACCATCCACCATCAAAAAAGGGTTCCCCCACTCGCATTTCTCACGGAAGGACGGCGCGAATTAAAACTCCCCGTCCCCCCCCCGGTGGTCCCGGAGATCGAGCGCCAGCGCCGCAGGGGGGGGTGGTAAGCGTTCACTATTGCATTTTACATAATGCAAATTATACGTCATTCGACATTGTGCCCCTAGCAGAATCAACGAACATTCCTTGACAGTTGAAGCAGAGTCTAAAGATTCAGGGGGGACGGGGCCTTGCGAGGCGGTCCAATGCGCGTAAATGGAATCGGTTTCCATCTGGCGGAAACGAATGGCCGACGCGGGGAGCAACAGGGGGCCGGCAGGGGGAAAAGCGAAAACCGCGCGTCACCCCTTCTCTCTATGCGTTTAACGGTGTGCTACTGCGGAGGTCTACTGCTTCAACCCCT